AGAATCATCACAAACCTATGCCGCTGCTGTTGCTGCCTACAAACTTTTGGGCCGAAAGCTCGAAGTCGGTGGGTTAGCCTTAGCTTCTTCAAAAGGTCGTGCTGGTGAACCAGACATGCAAGCTGCTCGTGAAAGAATCAAGATGTACGAAGTTATGTTAGGTGAAGAAGAATTAATTATTGCTGGTGACGCCGCTGCTAGAACTACTGAGTTCTCAGGCTTAAACAAGCAAATTACCACTAATTCTGGTTCCGTAACTTTCATAACAGCATCTGGCGTTGGTTCTTGGTGCCAAACTTTATACAAGTATGGTGCAAACCCAACCCTCTTATTGTCTTCTGCTAGACAGTTACAAGCACTTGCTGACGATCTAGAAAAATCCGGTTCGATTCAAAGAGTCGTGATTGCTCAAGGTCAACAGGGTAGTGTTGTCGGTGGTCTTTCTTTATCAAAAATTGTGAATCCTGTTACTGGCACCTTGATTGATGTACTTCCTTCAAGATTCGTTGGTTACGGTGGTTTGCTTTTGACTGAGAAATCCCCAGCTGGAGAGAATTGGATTGAAATGGAAGATTTAATCCCGATGAGTCGGGTTGATGTTCCTTCTTCAACTTTCTCGTATGTTAGCTTTATACTTGAAGCAGTAGCCTGCAAAGTAATCGCTGAAACATATCAGTACAAATTCAATACTGGTGCCTAAACTACACTAGTCTGTATTGTTCTTTCCCCCGCTATTCAATTTGGCGGGGGCAAGACAAATTGAAAACAATACAGTTTATTAAAAAATAAAATGTCAGTAGGAAGAAATAATGAAGTTTTATTAAATTACTGCAACGAAGTAGATATTGAAAACTTCTTACTACTTGATATTGATGACACCTTTAGCTTACAACTTAACAGTTGGATTGCCGTTGCAGAACAACAAATTAATCGATATCTAGGCTACACCACCGCTTCTGGAGTATTGTTAGAAACAATCGTAGATGAAAAGACACCTGTCAGAGTATCTTCGTATGGCGACTTAATGGTGTTTCCAAGAAAATATCCTATTTCTTCAGTTCAATCTATTAGTATTGTAAAAGGATCTGAAAGTTTAGACTTGACGTTAACTGCCGATGGTAATAATAAATATGATATACCCACTAGCGCCGACTATATACAATATTCTGGGTCAGAGTTAGCCTTAACGGGAACTAGTATCATCAACGATTTCTACGATGTTAAATATAGCCACGGCTTTGTTAAGGTAAGTTATGTAGCTGGATATGCGACTGTACCTTATGAGATAAGACAAGCGACAGTTAATCTTGTGTCAGACATCGTTATGCGACACTCAAATAAAGAAGGCTTGGAATCAATAACTCAAGGACGTGTGTCGAAAAGATGGTCAGGTCGTAATGACGGCAAATCTGACTTTTATTTAGACGCGATTGAGTTATTAAGGCCATTTCGCTTGGCTTCAAGGTGGATCTAAATGTCTTTAATTTACGACAATTTAATTAGCATTAAAAGGCTAACCAAAGATTCAACCAACATCAGCAAGGAATCTTACCAACCAAACTTAGCCTTACAAGCAATTAAGTGCCAGATACAACCAGCCAGTGCTGAAGATACGGCTATTTCTGATGGGGTTTATGCACAGACTTTTATTTGCTTTACAACGGAATCTGGGATATGTAGCGGTGATCATGTAACAATTTCTGGGACAAGTGAAACTTTTAGAGTTCGCGGAATAGAAGATTGGTCACAGATCGATATAATTCCACACTATGAAATTACACTAATACAAATGGAGGAGGAAAATCTATGAGTTATAGTGTAACTTATCGTGTTGTATTGGAAGGTGATCAGCAATTTCTAAGTAAATTGAATACGATAGCACAAAAAACTAAGGTTGGAACATCGGAAATTCTTGATGATGTGGCTGGCACTTCAGCAGTTATGATGCAACAAAATGCTCCTGTCTTCACGGGTAGACTTAAAAACAGTATAGATTGGGAAATTGGGAGTAATCCTATGACCAGAGAAATTGGTCCCCAATCCGATGGTAGCAGATTCTCACCAGACAAGTATGGAACTTATGTTGACAGTGGAGGTGGCCCTTCTGGGATGCCTAATGTAGATGATATCGGTGACAGAATGGGATTATCCAAACGTGATGCATTTGCTTTCGCAAAATATTTAAGAGCAACTGGTAAGGCCTATCGTACCCCGACGTATTTTGTCGCCAAAGTAGCGAACAAGGTCAGATCAATCTTTATGCTTGCTGTTAATAGATTATTCGCGGAGGCAGTAGCATGAGTGTAACTACTATCAGAACTAAATTACTGAATAAACTACAGTCAATGAATACTTTAAAAGCAGCATATGACTGGGAGACTAGTAATGCGAGTGGTAATTATCCATATGCTACTGTAACTTTAGATGGCGGTGAATCAAACTTTGCATCAACGGCACATAATTTACGTCGTCGTTTATTTACAGTTCGGGTTTATCAAGAACGAAGTAAGATTGGCCAAGGGCCAGAAAATGCCGAGAGTATTAGTGTTGGCGTTATAGACGAATTAGAAACAGCATTTGATATGGACACAACTTTATCTGGTACTTGCAAGTTTGTTCGTCCTGTCAAGTGGGATGCTAGGTATCAAGATAGAGAGTTGGATGTTAGAATATTACAGATTGATATTGAAGCTATTGAGCTTGTAACAAGCCAATAATTAGTTATTTAACCCTTTAAGGGAGGTGAAAACAAATGGCAATAACAATAGGAAGATTAGGTTATTTAGGACTAGGTATTGAGGATACCGTAGGTAGTGCAGTCACTGCTGACATTTTCGTACCTTACACTGATGTCTCCATGAGAGGTCATCATGAACCAATTGAAGTTACTTCTTCTAAAACTAGTCGAAGTATGGATGTTAGTTCGGTTTTAGGTAAGAAATGGTCTGAAGGTGATGTCAAGATGAATCTTGATATCGTTAATTCAGGTTATTTATGGAAGTTAGCACTGGGAAATGAAATCTGCGTAACTGCTACGCCGAATGTTCATACATTCTACGTATCTGTTTCCGGAAATACCCCAAAGACAGCAACATTAATTTTTGGTCGTGATACTGATGTTGAACAATATGTTCAATGTGCAGTCGATGAACTTAAACTGGATGTTAAAGACGGTTTAGGCGAACTTAGCGCTTCTTTCAAGGGGCAATTTCCAACTGTCGGTTCCCCACAAACAGTCGTTATGACTTCTGGAACAGTATTATCTTTCAAGGATATGAGTGTTAAATTCGGAAATACGTTAACTGCCGCTAATTCAGCGTCAGCCACACCGATAAATGAATTTTCACTTTCGATTTCCAATAATATTGAAATGATTTATCGTTCTGGAACAAATGACGTTTCTACAGTTAGAAATAAAGGACTTCGTGTCACAGGATCATACAAAGTATTCTTCGACTCCGAAGCCGATAAGAACGCATATTACAATTTGAATAAGAGATCAATGCAAGTTACTTTCAGTGGCAATGCTAACGAAACACTTGTATTGCACGTACCGCAATTCAGACTAAACGAAGGCGAAATAAGTACTGGTCTTGACGATTTCTTCGTCATTACTGGAAATTTTGTCGCTGAAGATGTAATTGACAATGGTATTCGATTATTCGATGCGGTGCTTTCAAACGATAAGACAAGCGTTTATTAATTAATAAATTAAACAAAAAAATATGGACAATCAATCAATTCAGTCAATTGAAATCAAGCTTCCTGTGACTGGTCAAACTGCGGTTATGTATCAATACTTAACTATCGGTCAGTCACGGGAGCTTCAACGGATTATAATTTCAGAAGGAAACTTAGATATAAATAAAGGAACAATGGAAAATGTTAATGCTTCTGCGGTGTTCAAGATGCAAGATCGCGCTGCTGAACTATTAATTAAGGAATATATCGATATTGATGGTAATCGACATCCCTTTAGTGCTGATTGGTTAAACAATCTACCCATTGGTGATGGCACACTTGTTTACAATAAAGTCAATGAACTTGTAGGTGAATCTAATTTGTCAAGTGAAGCCAAAAAAAACTAGTTAAGGAAGTCATTCAAATCTTGTATGGTGAACAAGGGACTTCCGAAGCTTACCAAAGGTACATGATATGTAAGGAATTTGGGTGGGATTATCAGATATATATGAATCAACCTACTTGGTTTATACAGGAAATTTTAATAATAATGAATCAAGAGGCTCAGAAAGAAAGAAAGGACTTGGATAAAGCCAAGCAACATTAATATGGCAAGCAGTGAATCAGTAAAACTAATTCTCGAACTACAGGATAACATGTCTGCGGGGTTAGGTTCGGCTGTTAATAATGCCAGATCAGCTTTTGCCGGACTTAATGCTGCTGCTAGAAATGTCAGTTCAGGTATTCAATCTTCTGTCGGCGGGATAATGAGCAGTGTTACAAACACTGGTGGCGGGTTATCTGGATTCGGTTCAAGTGTAAAAAGTGCTTTCGAAACTGGTGCTTTAAGCGCCATGTATTTCAAAGATCAGGTGGTAGCAGGTACACAACCATTATTAGGGATGATAGGCAGTGTCGCTAAGGGTATAGGAAATTTCTTCTTCGATATGAGTTCACAAGCTAAGTGGGCTTCTGCTTTCGCAACCGCTGCTATGATCGGCTGGGGTGAAAGTCTAGTTAGTCTTGCGGCTAAATTCGAACGTTTCGGTTATGCTGCTGATTTTATTTTGAGAGATACGGGACAATCAACTAAAGATTTTGCAGACGCTATCAGATCAATGGCAAAGGACACGATGTTCAATGTCGATCAGATGGCCGATATGTTTCAAAAATTAGTAGGCAATACTAAAGATCTAAAATTATCAGAAAGAGCCTTACGTGCAATCTCTGACGCTGTTGCTGCCACTGGCGGTAGTTATTCCGAACTAGAAGGCGCAACACGTGCATGGATTCAGACTAACTCTAAAGGAACGATGTCGCTTGAAGAATTGAATAGGCAATTCGCTAACGCCAACATCCCAATGATAAGACTTTTAGCAGAAATGTTATCTAAGGATGCAACGGATGCGATGTGGAAATATATTGGTGCGAATCAAGCAGGAAAAATGTCGGTAGACGAAATTGCTGGTGCGCTTCAAAATATCGGTGAGTTAGATATACCAGGTAAAATTGGCGCAGAATCGATGATCAAGGCAATGAATTTAGCCTTTGGTGGAGCTAATTTAGAACTTCTAAAATCATTTGACGGCCAAATGTCATTGATTGGCGACACACTTAAGTTAACAGCCTTAAGTTTCATGGGTTTGGACGAAAGTTTTAAACCTGTAAAGGGAGGTATTTTAGATTTACTTAAAAGCGCACTAATACCAATACTGAAATTCTTGAATGAACATCAAGTTGATTTAGTTAATTTTGCACAGAATATTACAAAAAGTGTACTTGCTATGACAACACTGGCGGGAATTATTATAGGTATAGCCTTACCAGCTTTTATACTTCCTA